TGGCTTTTCTTATTAAGATTAAATTTTACACCGGGAGCAATTTTAAAACTTTTTCTGAAACGAAATCCCATTCTTCCCTTTGATTAGACCTCTCTTTCCCCTGCATTCTTTCTTTTGTAACGCCACATTTATATAAACGCCGAAGCATCTATATCTTTTCCATTTTTTACCAGTATACCGGTAATGTTTTGTATTTTATAATTGCAATATGAAGATATTACTCGATAAGATCATGCTAAGCAAAAACCTATCTACTCGGCAAGTTTCGATTATGACTGGCATATCCAAGTCCACGATCAGCCGCATTGCAAACGGTACAGTATCACCATCGGCGGATACACTGGAAATTCTTGCCAAAGGCTTAAAGGTGCGAATTTTCGACCTTATCGATTCTCCATATAAATAAGTGTCCCAGATCTGGGACGATTTCCATGTTTCGCATAAGTTTTCCCACGTTGCTTTGTTTACTTATATAGAAAGGAAAAATTTTCCTTTAAAAAACAGAACAAATGTTCGGAAAATCTATTGAAATATGTTTGGAAGTGTAGTAATATTTCAATAAGGAATTTCGAAAGTTTGTTCGAAAAGCGCGGAGGGATACATAATGGATTATAAGCGATTAATCATTGAATTGGTCAATAAGTCCAATAACACAGAAATGTTAGAACTTGTTTTCCGATTCTGCAAAAAGATTCTGGGCTAGGGGATGACCCCTAGTCCTTTTTTATTAAGCTGTCAGCCAGCTTTTCCAGAACCTCCCACTCGCTTTCATTAAGTTTGGCTAGTGCCTCGAAAAGACGCTTCTTAAATGTGTTATCTTCCATTACTAGATCGGCTGCAAATTCTGTGATCAGCTGATTCTTTGTTAACGGAACAAACATCTCGCCTTCTCCAGTTCGGAGCCATTCCTCGCTTACGTTGAATTTTTCACACATCAACCTATAAATCGGTTCTTGCTTTTCCGGATTCTTCAAACGATTATTTTCAATATTATTTATAACATCCCGTTTTACTCCGAGAGCTTCTCCAAATTCGGTTTGTGTCATATGTAATTGTTCGGTTCGGAGGAGCTTTATCCTCTCATACATTTCCAAATTATCACCTCCTGACAATATGTATTATATCACATGATTGTGAGTTTATCAACTCAAAAAGCAAAATAATTTTTCTTGGAAAGGGTTGACAAACTCTTAAAATGGCTGTATTATGAGTTTACAAGCTCAAAACAACACAAACGAAAGCGAGGAAATAGAAATGACAGTTTTAGATATGGTAATCAGAACGATGAAAAAAGGCGAATACGCAACGCATTACATAAAAGGAAAATCGAACTTCTTTTTAAGAAATAACGAAGATTTCTACCATTTAGACAAAGTTACAAAAGGATGTACAGCGACAGTGGTAGCGGGGACGGAAGAAGATGTTCTTGCTTATATAAAAGAAAATAATTTGAAACAAGTCGCATTATTACATATTTAACTCAATAGCCGGGTTATCTCGGCACTGTAATGCAGCCGAAGCCGGTTCCAAGCCCGGAAGATGCAGAGGACAGTGATAAAAGGAAAGGAGTAGTGAAGAGATGCATGAAATTTTTTGCACACACAAAACATTTTTAGGAGGAGAATCCATCGCAGCAATATCTTTTGAGCTTCCCGAAAAAGAGTGGGAAGAATTGAAAGAATTACAAGGATGGCAATTCGTAGAAAGATTTTTAAATCGAAAGAGAAAAAGGGTTGTAAATAATTTCGAACTTTTAAAAGCGATTAGTGCTGAACGAGAATTCAGTGAGATGATCATTGCGTTGGTGGAAGAATTTAAAACGCCCGAAAAGCTGGAAGACGCTTTAAAAAAGGAAATTTCAGAGGAAGAGCTGCGACATACATTAGAAGCAGCTCAAGAAAGTGGTTATCCTCTATTGTTTTCAGGCATGCAGTAAGCACAACCGTTTCTGTTTACAGCAAGCATGGAAGCAAAAATCACAGCTTCTGTATAAGTGTCGCAGTTAAAAACATGTTCTGGTTTTATTTCATCGATTTGACATTGCGGTGTTTCGCGGTCTAGATCGTGAATTTCTCCAGTGTTTTTGTTTAAAACAAATTGCTTTCCGTTAAAAGGCGAATTACAACGTCTCATAAGATTACTCCTTTCGTGATACTCAGACATGGCAGTGTCCTGTATCTATAGTATAGGAGATATGTAAACAAATGGCAATAAATCAAAAGAAAGAGAGGTGACAGCATGAGCGAGAAAGAAAAAGAGATTATCCGCAAAGTAGCACATGCGCTGCCGGAAATGTCCGACATGGATAAAGGATACTTCTTAGGATTCGCCGAAGCGATGGCGTCCAAGAAAACGGCAGAAGAAGCAGAGCAGAGTAAGGGTGAATCTGTTAAGAAAGAAGATTAGGAGGTAAAAAAATGAACGAATTACAGATTTTTAATAACGAAGAGTTTGGGGAAATCCGAACAGTAACTATCGACAACGAACCATGGTTTGTGGGGAAAGATGTGGCATCATCGTTGGGATATAGCGATACAAACAAAGCGGTGGCAATGCATGTAGAAAAAGAAGATAAAAAACTCAACGACAAATCGTCGCCGAGTTTTGGGCAGCGCGGAGCAACTATTATCAACGAATCCGGCTTATACGCCCTCATCTTCGGCAGCAAGCTGGAATCAGCGAAGCGGTTCAAACACTGGGTAACATCTGAAGTACTCCCAACACTTCGCAAGACCGGCTCTTACGAGATGCCAAAGAAGAAACAAAGCAACGAACGTCTTGCCAGTGTAAATAATGCAGTAAAGATTTTAACACCAATGCTTCAGGCAGCAGGGTGCAACAGTAAAATCCAGCTTCTAACAGCAAAATCGCTTTACGAAAAGGCAGGCGTAGACCTTCCAATCATGATTGAGGCAGATCAGCAGTATTTTGACACGGTACATATCGCCCGGCAAGCCGGCTGATAAAGCCGTCAACGAGATCATCCGCAGATTGGACTTATCAGAAGATCTGTACACAGAAACATGGGAATCTAAAGGAAATTGGCAAGGAGCTGTCCGCAAGTATGCTCCGCAGGTCATTGATATGGTAAAGCAGTGGTACTCAGATCATGGCTATCCGAGAGAGATTGAGTATACGCAGTGTGATGGACAGAAGAAACGGTATCATGTGATTTTTAGAGATTCAGAGGCGGCGTAATCATGACTTGTAAAGATTGCAGGAAATACAATAACTGCCTTGAGAGTAGCAGGATGTATCCGTGTACCGTATTTGCAAGAAAGGAGGTGCCACATGGCAAAAAGGTTAAGCCCAGAAGAAGCAGGGAAACAGATCGGATGTTCTGCGCACTGCGTAAGGATTAAGATGCAGCGGGGAATCTGGGATTTAGGTGAAGCATATCCGCCAAAAAAAGGAGTAAGAAGTACCTGGGAGTATTTTATCTGGCAACATAAGCTTGATAAACTTTTAGGAATTGAGAAAGGAGGTGGACAAGCATGAGCATTTGGGGAATTTTTAATAAGCATGGAAAAATCGAGCAATACGAAAAGAAAAGCGAACCGATGGGGGATATCATTCCGTTTCCAAAGAAAGAAAAGAAAGGACTGGAAGAATTGAAGTTTATTGATATCACCCATCCAGTAAAAAAGAGCGCATGGCCTGTAAACCATTAAGCGCCCTTATTAAATAATCCAATTAAATAGTAAACGATAATAGGAGGAAAATCAAGATGAAAAAATGGGAATTTAATGATGATATACCGGCAGAGATGGCAGTAGAGCTGATTCGAGCGGTGGCGAGATTCTATGAAACTATTAATGATGAGTATATATCGTCGACTGATAGAACAGTTTTGGCGATATTGGGAATCGAAAGGGTTGGTGAGCTGCATGATTGAGCCTATCCCTAATTATGATGACAGAAAGACTACTCCGCCGGACGATCCGGAAGCAAAAGGGTATTGCACCATCTGTGGTCAGCCCTTTTGGGAGGGCGATGCTATTTACACCGTAGACGGATGTGTCTGCGAAACATGTTTGAAGGAAAATTACAGAGAATTTGCATAGGAGGTAGTCATGAAATTTAGAACATTAAGAGCAGATGAAATAGAGTGTCGAGTGGCAGTAGCAAAGGATACCGGAATCTCTTTACTGCTTTACAAGGATGCCCGGTGCGACATGAATATCTTAGACGAGGAAGTCGGAAAAATGAATTGGCAACGGTCGCACAGCCGCGAAAATGCTAATTGCATAGTAAGCATTTGGGACTCAGGAAAAGGGCAGTGGATCAGTAAAGAAGATACTGGAACAGAGAGTTTTACAGAGAAAGAAAAGGGGCTTGCATCGGATAGTTTTAAAAGGGCTTGCTTTAACTGGGGAATCGGAAGAGAACTTTATACCGCTCCGTTTATTTGGATTCCATCTAATAAATGCAAAATTACTCCAAAAGCAGGAGGAAGAGGATATACTTGCTACGATCATTTTTTTGTGGAATCCATAGGTTATGACGATAAGAGGAATATAAATAAGCTAAAAATTCGAAATAAAGATAGTGGGGAAATAGTTTTTGCATTTGGCGAAAAGAAGCAAGAGGATTCTAACGAACCGCAAGTAAACGATGAACATAGTATCGATCCTAGCGAGTCGCAAGAAGTAGATCAAATGATAACTAGGGACCAAGTGAGGACATTGGAAAAATGCATTCCAAAACACAGTCAAACAGTTGAGAACGTGTGTCGACACTATAAAGTTCAGTGGTTGCATGAGCTAACAGTAAAGCAGTTTATGGAACTAATGAACAAAATGGGTGAGCGGTAATGAAATTCACCGGAGTATTGAAAAAGCCGATTATTGATTACGATACCTTACGCCCAATGCTTGTATTTGCCTCAAACGAGGATTTTTCGCAAGCTTATGAAGAGTTGAAAGGCTACGATAAATTAAGCCTTGAAATCAAGCCATATCGCAAGAAGAGGAGTCTTGATGCAAACGGATATTATTGGACTTTAGTCGCAAAGCTGTCAAGAATCATGAAGATGTCTAATCCGGAACTACATAACAAGCTGTTATGCGAATACGGCTATCCAGTCATCATAGATGGACAAGCAGTCAGGACACCGCTTCCAGATACTGAAGAGACTGACCGAAAGGTGCGGGATGCAATGGAATACCATCTGAAACCCACAACAGAAGTAAAAGAAGGAAAAGACGGCGTAACGTATCGGACCTACCTTTTAATGCGCGGGTCCAGTACATATAACACCGAAGAGATGGCACGTCTGATTGATGGACTGATTGACCGTTGCAGAGAAGCTGGTATGCCGGATTGTGAGATTGTATCGCCGGATGAAAAGCGAATCTTAAAAGAAAGGTATGGTGTCAATATTGACCAAAAGACTGGAAAGCATTTTTACTGATGACATGAATCATTGCATGTTTACCGGAAGTTGTGATGTGGAGCGACACCATATCTTCCACCATACACATAATGAGAGGATGCTGAGCGAGGAATATCGCTTTATCGCACCGCTTCGCCGGGATCTGCATCAAAACGGAAGGTTCAGTGTGCATCAGAATCCAAACGGAAAACTTGATATTTATTTAAAACAGCAGTGCCAACGCTACTATGAGGAGCATTACGGCACAAGAGAGGAGTTCCGACAGGAATTTCACAAAAATTACTTATAGCCTTATGTCTCTTAGGAGTAAGGAATATATCACATGTAACTTGTAAATTTGCTTCATACTCCTGCCGGTTACGTCTGTCCGGTGGGAGAGAAAGGGGAAGGAATGGCTGTAAACAGTAAGCAAAAGGGCGCCCGCTTTGAAAGGCAGCTTGCCGGTTTATTTAGAGACTATGGCTATACAGAAGCGCGTAGAACAGCGCAATACTGCGGGAATACCGGCGATGCATCGGATGTCGTGGGGCTTCCCGGAATCCATGTCGAGGCAAAGCACCAGGAACGGATGCAGCTTTACGACTGGATGGATCAGGCAAAGCGAGATGCAAAGGCTGGAGGAGCAGGATTACTGCCAGCAGTATTTAGTAAAAAGAATAATCACAGCATACTGGTCACAATGGAACTTGATGACTGGATGAAGATATATAGGGAGTATCAGTCGGGAATGGAACTAAAGGAGCGTGTAGAAGATGGCAAATAAGAGGATGTTTAATATTAAAATCGTTGATTCTGACGCTTTTTTGGATATGCCTTTATCTACGCAGTGCCTATATTTCCATCTTAACATGAGAGCAGATGACGATGGATTTATCGGAAATCCTAAGAAGATTATGCGCATGGTAGGATGCAGTGAAGATGATCTGAAACTGCTGATTGCAAAGCGGTTTGTCCTTACTTTCGAAAATGGCGTAATCGTCATAAAGCACTGGAAAATGCATAACTGCATCCAAACTGATCGATATACTCCAACAGTATATATTGACGAAAAGAACATGCTTTTTATTAAGCAAAATAAGTCTTATACACTGGATGAAGAGAAGAAATATATTCCAGCTTCCAAAACGGAAACAAAGCGGAATCAGAATGGAAACAAAATGGAAACAAATCGTATACAGTCTGTTTACACAGATATAGATAAAGATACAGATATAGATTTAGATATAGATTTAGATAAAGAGAATAGAGATAGAGTGAATTATCAGCAAATAGCTGATATGTATAATGCCACTTGCGAGGCATTCCCTCGATTGACTGTACTTTCAGAGAGAAGAAAGAAAGCAATTAAAGCAAGATTGAAGAAATATTCTATTGATGACATCCAAAGAGCGTTTGAGATGGCTCAAGAAAGTGATTTTTTGAAGGGGACAAATAGACGTAATTGGTCGGCTACATTTGATTGGATCATGTGCGATTCGAATATGGCTAAAATACTGGACGGCAACTATGCGAATAAAGACAATCACAGAACGGAGGGAAGAAATGACACTGGAGGACAAGCTGGAAGAGATGAAAGTCTCACGGAAATGGCAATCAGAGCAGGGATCGGGGACAGCTTCGAAGGATTCTGATGTGTGCCCTAAGTGCGGAGGAAGCGGATGGATTCCTTACGAGCAAGACGGAATGCTATTTGCAAAAGAGTGCGATTGCCGTGAGAGCGATTTAATGAGCCGTAGATTAAGTTTTGCTAACATCCCCGATACATTTAAGGACAAGGAGTTAAAAACACTTAAAACAAGCGTATACGCAACCACAGATGGCAAGCAAAAGTTTCTTACCGCTTGCAACATCGTAAAGCGATACATAGATAACTTTGACGATATGTTAGAGGCTGGCATGGGCTTGTATATTGTCTCTCGGACAAAAGGCAGTGGGAAAACAAGGATGGCTGCAAGCATTGCAAATGAGCTTGTGAAAAAACATAAAAAGCAAGTGAAATTTGCAGTGTCTACACGGATTCTGGATGAGATCAGAAGCACTTGGAAGAAAGATAGCGAGTATGCAGAGAGCCGATTGATAGATCAGTTGTGCTTGGCGAATGTGCTGATTATCGATGATTTCGGAGTTGAGCGAATATCTCCATGGGTGCAGGAAAAGTTTTACAACATCATAAACGAGCGGTACATACACAAGAAAGTAACGATCTATACAAGTAATGTGCCAATCGAGGAGTTAAATTACGAGGACAGAATCACGAGCAGGATTAAAGAAGTGAGTTATCTTATGGAATTCCCGGAAGAAAGTGTAAGGGATTTAATTGCAAAGCAGCACAACAAAGAAATGCTCGAAAAATTGGCAGAAGAGAGTAAACGGTAGAAGTACTGAAATGTCAATTTTGACCTAAAACAAGGATCAAACGAGATGAGGAAAAATGGAAGCATGGCAGCATTTATCTATAAAGGGACGAAGAAGAAAAGAAAGAAGAAGGTGAGAGGAAAATGATATTTATGACAACAAACCGTACTGTTGTCCTTAGAGATGAGGACGGCAGTCGCCAAAGGTGTAGATGTGGCTGTGAGAGATTTAAGAGAGTCACCAACGCAGGCAGAAGGTATAAGTGTGCGAGGTGTGGGAGGGTGTATTTTGTTAGGGAGAAGAAATAGAAACTTGCCAGAGGATCATACATGGCCAGAAGAGCCGTGCAGCTCCTTTCGGGACGAGGTAGAGCGTAGGATGGGAAAGAATAGAAGAAGTAAAGATAAGAGGTGCAAGCATGGGGAAATGCAAGTTAACAAGCGTATGCGGAAGTAAACAGTGTTGCATAGAGTGTACGGAACATGAAATTTGCAATATGCAATGCATAGACGTGGACGAGTATGAGTATTGTGTGGAGTGTCCGGAGTATGAGGAGGGAAAATACATGGATGGGAAGAAAGTTAGAGAAACAATAGAAGATTTTAAGGAATTATCTATCCAAATGCGAGAAAGAGGATTTAGTGGAGCTTCTAAGCATTGCGATTTGGCAATCGAAGCACTGGAAAAGCAGTTGCCTATGAAAGTGGAATATGAAGGCGGATTTAGCAACAATGGTTTTACAAGGTATCGAATGGCGAAATGCCCTGATTGTGACAGATGGCATAGCAGTAGAGACGAGATTATCTATTGTTCAAAATGTGGACAGAGATTAGATTGGAGTGAATAGATTGGAAGATGTAAAGATTTTAATACGGATCGGCACAGCGGTATGCGGCATATACTTATACAATATGGCATGGATCCAGGTCTTGGAAAATGACTTGACATTGTATGACGGTGATGACGCGCTGGAGAAAAGCTTTAAGATACTTGGCAAAGTATTTTTGTGTGTGCATCTGATAGCCTTGTTAGGTGCTATTGTGTGGGCGTGGATTTAGGAGGCGTGAGGGATGAACGTACTAGAGAAGATTTTAGAAGAGATGAAGAAAATTAAAGATGGAAACAGAAAGGAAAAATTGTATGGAAAATATCCGCCACAAAACAAAAGGCAAGAGACTCTAAATGCCTATTCGCAAGGAAATGAAGATGGTACGGATAATTTTTATAATGCGATTATTCCGATTATCCGTTCCCACATGGACGAAGCTTCAGATATGCACGGAAAGAGGTTGATTGATGCGAATGCACTAGATGAAGAAGTGAGAAATTTCTTCCTCACAATTATAGGTGATCCAAGCCAATCAACAGTAGTCAGAGAATGTAAAGAATCATTTAGGAGAATAATTGATGAGCAGCCAACAGTATATGAAGCTAATGATTGGATTCCGGTGGAAGAGTGGCTGCCGAAAGCAAGACAACACGACAATGGAGAACCGATAGAATTTATCGCAATGATAAAAGGGGCAGGAGTTCCGACTGTGTTATCAATAAACGAACAAGATGAGTGGTTTAGCTATGATGAAATGTTTTATGGAGAAGGGCGCTATAACAATTATGATGTTGTGGCATGGCAGCCACTTCCAGAACCCATATATTAAGAGTCCAAAATAGACACACCTTTTGCATTGTAAGCAGCCTGAAGGAATGTATGTATCATATCAGTGGTCATCACCATTCCTTCGGGGATTTGAAAAGAAAAGGGATTGTCTGGAATGGAAAGAAATTCCTGGTATAAAAGAAAAGTTTCATAAGATTCATATTTTTGATAATTATACATAGAAATGCCTCCTTAGATTTAAAAAAGAATTGATAAGCCAATTATAACATTCAAGGAGGAAGTAGTAAAGGAGGGAAGCCGATGAATAAAGAAGGATATAAAGATCCAACAGCAGACAGAGCGATCGCGCATGCGGATCATATACCAAAGCATGTAAGAGATGTAATCGAGGTCCTTAAAAAGATTGCCAGTCTTGCAGGATTTAGAATTGCAAGCATCGAACTGGAGGATAAGACCACCAGAAAGAAATTTAAATACCGAAAATGAAATAAATACAGACACATGGATGTTATGGAGTATTTGAGGAGAAAGGGGATTGATGCCGGTGGACAAGCAGATATTGATCGAGTACGCAGATATGAAAGAAGAGATTAAAGACCTTAGAAGACGGATACAAGAGGATAAGAAAGCACTGGATAGGCTAAATAAGACAGTTGTTACAGATTCTGTGACTTGCGGAAAGAAAGGGAAAAAGCCACTTCGGACAGTTAAGATACACGGAAAGCCTACAATGGCAATTATCCGGAAGCAGGCTGCCTATGAAAGAAAGATTACACAGCTAGAGTTATTGGAAGCTGATCTGCTCGAAAAGCAAACACAAGTAGAAGAATACATACAGCAGATAGAAAAGAGCAGGCTTAGGAGCATGTTTAGACTGTATTACATAGATAATCTGACGTGGGAAATGGTAGCCATGCAGATGAATTATATGTTTCCAAAGAAGAGAATTCCTTTTACGAAAGATAGTTGTAGAATGGCACATGACAGATTTTTAGAAAAAGTTTCATAAATGTTCGCCACTGTTCGCTTCAAAAATGGTAATATGGTATCATACCCGGAAAGGGAAAATGAATAACACTAACTCACTGTAAGGCACCCTCTGGGGTGCTTTTTATAATGCCATGAATGGATGGGTAGGTTCGATTCCTACACATGGCTTAGTAGCATATCACGGTAAATATTAAAAATCCGGAATGCCGTGGAAGTGCTACGATGTGATATCACGAAATGCAGATATCCGCAGATCTGCCAAGTAAACAAGTAGACATGATCTATATTTAGTGTTTTAGTCCCCGAGTGCGGATAGGGGAGAGGATGTCAATAAAAGGCATCCTACGGGCGTATAGCTCAGTTGGCAGAGCGATGGCCTCCAAAACCATATGTCATCGGTTCAATTCCGATTGCGCCTGTTGTGGACTACTGCAACCTCCTTTCTTTTGGTTACGTTGTTTGGTTTTGCTATTATGTTATGCAGTAGTCCTAAAAGTTTAACATATCCGGCTGTCGGCTGGATTTTTTGTTTGGAGAGTAAATATGAGATATGCGAATTCGAGAAACTGCGAAAACTTAGAAAAGTATGTATTTAATGGATGCGGAAAATACGATATACCGCGCCTTGATCTGGAAAGCTATGAAGGGGAGCATGAGTTTATATCGTTTAATTACGCAAGAACGGCGAAAAATAGAAATGGTAAAGTTTGCCATTTTTTTATTGATGATTATCAATTCCAGAGATTATGGACGAATATCGATGCATATATTCCCATGCTACAAGAATTTGATTATGTGCTAACACCTGACTTTAGTCTATATTTGGATTATCCGAAAGCGATGCAGATATATAATCATTATCGCAAACACTGGATTGGCGCATATATGCAGATGCTAGGGATTAAGGTAATACCTACAATTGCGTGGAGTGATAAAGAATCGTTTGACTGGTGCTTTGATGGGGAACCGGAAGGCGGAACTGTGGCTGTATCAAGTGTTGGATGCATGAAAAATAAAGATAGCAAGAAATTGTTTGTTGCCGGTTACAAAGAAATGATAAACAGATTGCATCCAGAAACCATTATTTTTTATGGCGGAATCCCTGACGAATGCAAGGGAAATATCGTTAGAGTAAAAGCATTTACGGATAAATTTAAGGAGGCTAAGTGTAATGGGTGGTAGAGGAAGTTCAAGCGGAGGTGGCGGAGCAGGCAACGGTTTGTCCTTTGATGCGAGTAAACTGAGTGGAAGTGAAAAACAGAAAGCATGGGCGAAGGAAATCGTGGACAGTGCTTTTAGAACCATTAATAATAATATAAAACTGAATACTACCGGAATTCGAGGACAGAATGCACGCTCCAAAGAAATGGCGGAGAACTACAAGAAGATAGGTAAAGAAATCAAAGGAAAGCTTAACACGCTCACAAACGCATCACAGGTGATAGATATAAGAGATGCGATAAGCTCGAGCAGGATTAACTTTCTTGCGAATAGTTGGACTAACCAGAACATGAGCAAGAAAAATAGGAAGTAAGAAAGGTGGTGAGCCAGATGGGAGCATTAAAAAATCCAAGGCATGAAAAATATGTACAGAACCTAGTATCCGGAATGAGCCAGCGTTTGGCTTACCGAGATGCGTTTCCGAAATCAAAGAGTTGGAAAGATACAACGGTTGATAGCAAGGCGTCAGAGTTGTTTGGTAAGGTTGTGGAAAGGTATAATGAAATTCTAGCAGAGCAAAAGGACGATGCGCTGTTAACACGTTGGGAGAAGAGAAAACTTCTTGCAGACATGGCGAGAGATGCGGGAAACCAATGTTCTGATAGGATTAAAGCAATAGATACTGACAATCGAATGGAAAACGAGTATGCGGCTAAAAACTACGTCGAAGATAATGACATGGTTCTGAAATTCATTGAAGGGATGAAGAACCATGATTAAATTAAGCGAGAAGCAAGTTGAGTATACGAAACAGTCCACACACCGATGGAATATAAAGTCAGGTGCCGTTCGTTCGGGAAAATCGTTTGTAGATACGTCGGCGGTAATTCCGGTTAGAATAATCGAGAGACTAAGAAAGCCGGGACTTACGGTTATATTGGGAGTATCGAGGGATACGATTGAGCGAAATGTATTGCAACCGCTTAGAGAAATATATACCGATAAGCGTGTGGGGACTATAAACAGCCGCAATACAGCTTATTTATTCGGAGAAGAGGTTTATTGCCTTGGCGCAGAGAAAGTCAGTCAGGTTGCTAAAATTCAAGGCTCATCTATTAAATATTGTTATGGAGATGAGATAGCGAAGTGGAACAAAGAAGTATTCCAGATGCTTAAATCGCGTTTAGATAAGCCGTATTCGTGCTTCGACGGAGCTTGCAACCCGGAACATCCAACGCATTGGCTCAAAGAGTTCATTGATAATCCGGAGCTAGACATCTACTTGCAGAAATACACAATCTTTGACAACCCGTTTTTGCCGGAGGAGTATGTAAAGCAGCTTTGCAAGGAATACGAAGGCACAATCTATTATGATCGCCTCATTCTCGGACTGTGGAAAAGAGCTGACGGGTCAATCTACAAGCGGTTTGCAGATGATCCAGAATCATTCCTCTGTGAAATTGTAGATGAGTTTGCGCCAGATTCAGAACATAAGCAGTTCCGAAAGGAAGATATTACATCAATCGAGATCGGTTTGGACTTTGGTGGAAACCAGTCCGGCCATTCTTTTGTGGCAAGAGGATATACAGACAATTACAGAGATGTAATTGCGCTAAAATCCCGCAGAATCATGGCAAAAGATGAAAATGAAGACATCGACAGCAATCGACTGAATGAGCTGTTCTGCGAATTTATCCGGGAAGTAATAGATGAATATTCGGTGTGCGTTAGAAGTGGAGACTATGTACAATATTGCAACGTGGAATCCGTATTTTGGGACAATGCAGAAACGGTCCTCGGTAATTCTATACGGAACGCGGTAGAAAAAGAGTTTCCGTGGATTTCTGTCCGACCTGCGAAGAAAAGACCGATAAATGACAGAATTAGATGTACCGTCAAGCTCATGGGGGCTGGGCGGTTTTTTATTACAAAAGACTGTGAATCATTAAAGACAGCCCTTACGGATGCAGTGTGGAACAAGGAAGTTGTCGGGAAAGATGAACGCCTGGATGATGGCAGCACAGATATTGATAGTCTAGATGCCTTTGAATACACGATTGAACGTGATATGAAATATCTGATTGAAGAGGTGGAAGATGTTTGATGGATTTAAGAGACTGTGGAAAGGAATAAGGAGAATGTTTGGATACACAACATTGAAACAGATCGTCGGCAAGGACATCGCCTTTTCCGACAAGATGATATATGCAATTGACGATTGGAACAAGATGCTCAATGGCGAAGCAGACTGGATTACAGGTAGTGTTGTCTCGCTTGGAATTGAAGCAGGAATCTGTCGAGAGTTCGCCGACTGCGCACTGGTGGAAATGGAAACTAATGTAAGCAACGAGCGACTGGACAAGATCTATCAAAAGAACATTACAAGCTTAAATGAAAACCTGCAAGACGGGCTTGCACTTGGCTCTTTTGTGCTGAAACCTCTTGGTGGGGGAGCAGCTGAGTTTGTGACAGCAGACAAGATTATCCCGATTAGCTTTGGCGATGATGGGAAACCGAATGATATTGCATTTCTGACTGTAAAAAAGGTTGGTGATGTGGATTATTTTACTCGATTTGAACGGCATTATTTTGTGAATGGTAATCTGACCATAGAAAACAAATGCTTTCATTCACAAACAGAAAAAGATATTGGCCTGCCATGCAGCTTAGAAGCAGTAGAAGAGTGGGAGAATATTGAGCCTGGTCCGATTACCTATCCGGGAATGAATCGGATGGACTTTGGATACTATCGGAATCCGATTAAAAACAAAGTGGATGGCTCTGCTTGCGGTGTATCTCTATATGATTCTGCGGTGGAACTGATTAAGAAAACAGATATTCAGGGCGCAAGGCTTGACTGGGAGTATGAATCTGGGGAACGTGCCATCCATGCAGATAGTAGGGCGTTAAAGCAAGATAATAGAACTGGGAAATATAAGATTCCAAAGGCGAAAGAAAGGCTTTACAGAGGGCTGAATTTGGAGGCGGGTAAAGATCAAGAATTGTTTAAAGAGTATTCCCCAGAAATGCGAGATGAAGCCTTTAAACGCGGATTAGAAGAGTACAAGCGTGAGATTGAATTCTCTGTCGGTTTAGCTTATGGAGACCTGTCAGATGCACAGGAAGTGGCAAAGACAGCCACGGAGATTAAGACATCGAAGAGTCGGAAATACAACCGAGTAACGGCAATCCAGAACAACTTATACGATTGCTTAGAGGATTTCGTTGCAGGGCTTGCATTTTACAATAGCATGCTCAACTCGGGCTATGAGTTTTCTTGTAAGTTTAATGACTCCATTCTGACTGATGAGGAAACAGAACGCCAACAGGATAGGCAAGATGTGAGCATGGGAGTTATGTCGCATCTGGAATACCGAATGAAATGGTACAACGAAGATGAAGCCACAGCGAAAAAGATGTTGCCGGAACAGAATCAAGTGATGGAGTAGGTGAGCTGATTGAAAGAAGATTACAAGAAGCAGCTATCCGGTCAGATCGAAAAACATTTCTCCGATTTGGAAATGCGGATCATGGAAGATATTGTTCGTAGGATAAGAAAAACCGGTAAAATCACAAGTACAGCAGACTGGCAGATAAACCGGCTCAGGATTCTAGGATATTCTTCCGAAGACATCGAAAATATGCTGAAAGAAGCACTAAATAAGTCTTACCCGGAAATGTTTGAACTATACGATAAGGTGATTGACTGGGAGTACGTTAGAAACAAGGACATCTATGAACAGGTAAATGCTGAGTTTATCCCTTATGAAGAGAATGAGGAGCTTCAGCAGATCACAGAAGCCTTAATACAGCAAAGCGGAAATGACTTGCAGAACATTACTAAATCACTTGGATTTTATTTAGATTATGGAACTGGTAAGCCAGTATTAACCCCATTAGCCGAAGTCTATCAGAAGTATTTAGATGCCGCCTGCTTAGATATTGTAACAGGCGCATTTGATTACAATAGTGTCTTGCGTAGAGTGGTCACACAACTGACTAACAGTGGACTGAGACAGATTGATTATGCATCCGGCAGGGCGAACCGGATTGACGTAGCAGCTCGCAGGGCTGTGATGACTGGAGTATCACAATTAAGCGGTAAAATATCTGAAATAAACGCCAAAAAGCTTGGAACAGATTACTTTGAGGTGGAATGGCACGCCGGAGCCAGACCGACTCATGCAGCATGGCAAGGAAAAGTATATAGCAAGGAAGAACTCACAACGGTATGCGGACTAGGAAGTGTGACTGGATTACTCGGGGCAAACTGCTATCACATCTATCATGCATTTATTCTCGGAATATCCGAAAGAAACTGGTCAGATGAGTGGCTTGCAGAGCAGAACCGCAAGGAAAGCATACCTAAGACATTTAATGGCAAGGAATACACCTTATACGAAGCCAAGCAGCAACAGAGGAAAATGGAAACTGCTATGAGAGCGCAGAGGGAAAAGGCTGTGCTATTAAAGCAGGGTGGAGCTGACCCGAAAGATGTAATGCTTGCAAAAGCAAAGTATCAAGGGCAACTCGGAGAGTACACTAGATTCTGCAAGCGAATGGGGCTACAACAAGAACGAGAACGCATCTATTACGATATGCGAGGAAGAGTAGCACCCGTACCGAAACGATTTAGGAGGTGAGAAAAATGAGCAAAGTAAAAGTAATGAGACAGCCGACAGCATCAGCAACATTGAATTTTGAATTTGAGGTTGCAGCATCTGAGTTTCTTATTAAAAATCTTACCGATGGAGAGATATATGCTTCCTTAGAAAGAGATGCGACAAAAGAGCAGAGCGTACTGATTCCGGCGCAGACTGCACAACGATTGCAGTATGGTTCTTACGGCGGTGGAAAGAGCAACATTGTCCAAATTATCCCCACAGCAACCAGCGAAAAAGGAGTGGAAGTACAATGCTTAAAATGGTAGATGGAACTGGAATCATCGGTGTTGATATGGTATGCCCTCTAGGTGGTGCTGTATCCCCTCCTCAGCCACCGAATTATGACAAGGTAGAAGTGGAAGGGGTAGGGAGTTTGGTGCTTGCAAATAGCTTAAAAGCGCCACTTGAGAGGGTGGAATTGCTTGGCGGCACAGAACAACTTACTACGACAGGGAAGAATTTGTTTGATGCAAAGCAACTACAAGGAGTACCTGGATTCGAAGTAGAAGGGGATGAAATAACCCAAAGTGGATATAACACAAGTGCGGATAAAACTTTAAAACAACTTTGTCCGACAATCACACCGGGCACATATATTTTAAGCGCAAGCAATGGTGATTTTACAGGGTTATTTGGATTGTCGAAACCTATGTATAAGAAAAGCGCTGTCGAAGTAACGGAAGATGATCTAAACAAAACCGTAGCATTAGTGGGAAGTTTAAATAAGGCAATTAAATACAAATTGCAAATAGAAAAAGGCTCTACTACCACTCCTTACGAACCCTATACAGGACTCAAACCATCCCCAAGTCCAGAGTATCCGCAGGAGATTAAGTCCGCAGGGAAGTGGAATGATGGAACGCAGAAGTATGAAGTGGATGTGAAAGTTACTGGGAAGAATTTACTTGATATAAAGGACATTACTTCCGAAACGCCACAATGGACAGAAATACCGTGTTTGATAAAAAACAATATTTATATTAAGAGCAACAATTCAACAGCTTTGGTAGAAAATAATCAAGCTAGATTAATCGTATACTTTAAAGATGGGACAAGTAGAGCGATGTATGATAATTTAATGGCTTGCGGACTTCCTTTTAAGGTGGAATTTGAAAATCCAATAACGACGATAAAAGTTAGAGGAACACATATAAAAAGTGGTGTGTATTCTGATATACAAGTCGAATATGGAAATGAACCGACCCCTTACGAGCCTTACACTGAACAATCCGTACAAATCGCCCTAGACGAGCCATTGAGAGGCATTGGAGAGTACAAGGATACAATCACAAAGGATGGAGTTGTGAGGAAGATTGCACCATATGAAGTCAATTTGAGTGATTTAAGAGATGGCGGATATGAAAAGACAAACACTGTAATGTTTAGTGTAAAAGTGCAAAATAAAACAGTAGGATATGCAAGTTTGAAACCGACTATTCTCTGCAATATACTTCCGGATTGTGCCTTGCAAATGTCAAATATATACAATAACGACAAAGAATGTATTGCCGTAGGTAACATGTATGTCTTATTTAGAGTAAATAAAAGTCGATTGAAAGACATATCATCTTTCGAAGCTATTAAGCAGTCATTTATCGAACTTATGGAAGGAAAAAAGATGCTTGTGGAATATGCCCTTGAAACACCAGTAACAGAACCTCTCCCGGAATCTGTGCAAGCACAACTCTCTTCCCTGCACAGTGAGAACGGAGTGACACATGTATTTGTAGACAGCGGAGAAGTACCATGTGGAATCAAATTAACCTATCGAAAGGAGAAATAAATATGAACTACGCAAAAATCATGGAAAACGGAACTGTAAGAATCAGTTCCATCAAAAAGGAAGGCTATAAGCCACTTAAGGAAGAGAAGCCGGAGGGATTCAGTAACCTTGTCTTTGTCGGTTATACCGAAACAGAAGAAAACGTAATTAAAGAGTACGAAGCTGTGGATGACGGAATGAGCGCCTATGGCAAGCTGCAAAAGGACTTAAAAGCAACACAGACAGCGCAGGAAGTCACAGACCAAGCAGTGCAGGAACTGATTCTCGCAACAATGAAAATGGGGGTGTAAATTATGGCACAGTTTTTGGCAAACAGGATTAAAGGTGGACACTTGATGATCGGCGAGGTACCGGAGAGCTTAAAAGAGCAGGTGCAGGCGTTACTTTAAGTATGGGGAAATTGAATAAAAAGGAAAGGTGAAAACAGATATGTTAAAAGCGATGTTAAGCCAACCAATGGCAGGAAAAACAGATGAGGAAATCAAAGAAACACGTGAGAAAGCGATTGAGGTATTGCAGGAAAAGGGATATGAAATCGTGAATACTCTTTTTACAGATGAGTGGTATAGCAGCGAAAGTATGGAAGAACGTGGTGTTGTTCAGATTCCCCTTTGTTTTCTTGCAAAATCTTTAGAGAATATGAGCTTGTGTCATGCTGTTTATTTTTGTAAGGGTTGGGAAAATGCTAGAGGTTGTCGTATTGAGCATGATGCAGCGGTTGCTTACGGACTCGACGTACTTTACGAAGAAGGTTAAATGAATTAGAGAAAATAAGTTAGCACATAGAGATATGTGTTATTTTTATGCCTTTTGGTCAGTTGATTAGACCTTAAACAGTCAATTCGTGGCGGATGGTAACACGCCTAAAACTACCTAACACGAAAGGAGAATGAAGCATGAAAACAGATTTTTTAAAAGGACTCGGATTGGAACAGGATGTAATCGATAAGATTATGGCGGAGAATGGGAAGGATATTGCAACCGAAAAGGCGAAGACTACCAAAGTAGAGGGCCACATTCACCACCAC